GAACAAATCGTTGCATGCAAGTGGCACCGCCTGGCGTGCAAACGCCACTTGAAGGATCTGGAACGCATTGGTGCGGATGGGTTTCCATACGTATGGAATCCGGTTTTGCAGAATGTGGGTGGCGTGGACTTTCGGCCTGCCGAGCGGGTTTGTAAGTTTGCGCAGCTCATGCCGCATATCAAGGGTGACTGGGCGGCTAAGGGTCAGCTGATTGTCTTAGAGCCCTGGCAGATCTTCATTCTCACCAGCATCTTCGGATGGGTAAATGCAAAAACCGGTAAGCGCCGGTTTCGCGTGGCCGATGTGATCGTGCCGCGTAAAAATGCCAAGTCCACGCTGGCAGCTGTGATTGGCCTGTACATGCTGGGCCCGGATGAAGAATTTGGGGCAGAGATCTATTCGGGTGCGACTTCGCAAGACCAGGCCATGGAGGTTTTCCGGCCTGCGCTGCTGATGGCCAAGGCCACGCCGCGCTTGTGCCAGAAATATGGCATCGCGGCCAATGCCTCCAACCTGTCAATCCTGGATAACAACTCCAAGTTTGAGCCGGTGATCGGCAAGCCGGGCGATGGTGCATCGCCCAGTTGCGCCGTCGTGGATGAATACCACGAACATCAAACCTCTGACCTGTATGACACCATGCAAACCGGCATGGGTGCCCGCAGCCAGCCTTTGATTTTGGTGATCACCACGGCTGGATCGGACATCTCCAAACCCTGCTACCTGCACCAAGTGGAGCTGCAGAAGATATTGGAAGGTGTGATTGAAAACGATCAGCGCTTTGGCATCATCTTCACGGTGGATGAAGGCGACGACTGGACTTCCGAAGATGCTCTACGAAAAGCTAACCCTAATTTTGGGATTTCTGTTGGTGCTGAGTACCTACAGATCCAGCAGCGTGATGCGCTGGCAGATCCGCGCAAGCAAAACGTCTTCAAGACCAAACACTTAAACATCTGGGTGGCGGCAGCCTCGCCCTGGCTAAACCTGCACAACCTGCAGCAGGCCGGCGACAGCGCGTTGACCATCGACAGCTTGCAGTGGGACGGCAGCGCAATAGGGCTGGATTTGGCCAGCAAGCAAGACATTGCCAGCGCCGTGACGTTGACTTGGATTGGAGATGGCGAAAAGCGCCACTACTACGCGTTTTCGCGAAACTATGTTCCTGAAGCAGCTGTCGAAAAGCCAGAAAACGCGCACTACCAGGCATGGGTGAATGCGGGTCACCTGATTGCAACGCCGGGCAACATGATCTCGCTGACCCAAATCGAAGAAGACGTGCTGGAAACCACGCAACTGATTGGCACCAAAGAGGTAGCAAAAGACCCGTGGGGCGGCCACCAGATGGGGGCCAACTTGGAAGAGGATGGGCTGACTGTGGTGGATATCCCGCAGCAAGTGCGCTACCTCAGCGACCCTATGAAAGAGATTGCAGCCCTGGTTGATTCCGGCCGTTTTCACCACGACGGTAACCCCTGTTATGTCTGGATGATGAGTAACGTGGAAGTCAAAGAGGACCGCAACGAAAACATGTTTCCGCGCAAGTCCAAGGCGTCCAACAAGATTGATGCTGCTGTAGGAACCATCATTGCTATGAATCGCGCTTTGGCGGGCATCGAATCCAACAACATCACGCAAGGCTTCGTCATATTGTGAATACATCCACTGCTTGGACCAACGCGCAACGCCGCGCTGCCGTGCCCGGCTCGCCCATCCTGACCAACTGGCGGGCTGAGCGCGAGGCTAAGCGGGGTGGCAAAGTATCCAATCTCAGCTACAGCGACGCGGTCATGGAGTCTTTTGGTGTCATGCCTGGTGCAGCTGGCATCTCGGTGACACCCGTGTCAGCCATGCGGGTAGCGGCTGTATTTGCGTGTGTACAAAAGATAGCTGGTGCTATCAGCACCTTGCCGCTGGATGTGTTTAAGACAGACGGTGAAACACCCGTCAAATTGCCACGCGACGACCTCTGGTACAAGCTCAACGAGCAGCCCAGCCCGCAATACACTGCCGCCAGCCACTGGGAAGGCGTCAGCGTCAATCAGCTGCTGCGCGGTGACAGTTACACCTGGATCATTCGCAACCCCAACAACACCATCCGCCAGCTGCTGCCGCTGCCCTGGTCATCGGTGCATCCCCAGCTGCAAACCGATGGCAGCGTGCGCTACTACATCAACTACCAGAACATCAGCACCTGGGTTACGCCTGAAGAAATTTTGCATTTCCCCGGCTTTGGCTTTGATGGCCTGAAGAGCATGTCGGTCATCAGCTACGCTGCCCGCAACGCCGTGGGTAACGCCATGGCCATGGACGAATACTCAGGCCGGTTTTTTCAAAATGGGGCGCACCCGTCCATCATCCTCAAAACCACCGGCAGGATGAATGACGAACAAGTCAAAACACTTCAGGCCGCCTTTGCCAACAAATATGCCGGTGTGGAAAACGCCCACCGCCTGCCCATGGTGCTGACCGAAGGTCTAGACGCCAAAGAGATCAGCCTCAACGCCGAAGACGCGCAGCTGCTCGAAGCCCGCAAATTCCAGGTCATCGACATTGCCCGCGCCTTTGGCGTACCCCCGCACATGATCGGTGAAACCACCGCCAGCACCAGCTGGGGAAGCGGTATTGAGAGCATGTCGCGTGGCTTTGTCACCTACACCCTGCAGCCGCACCTCAAGCGCATCGAGCAAGAGCTCAACCGCAAACTCTTTCCGCGCGACGTGGGCCGCTTCATGCGATTTGACCGCGAGGCGCTTATTGAAGGCGACCTCAAAGCCCAAAGCGAATACAACCGCGCCGCGTTGGGTGGCCCAGGCACCGGCCAGGGCTGGATGAGTGTGGACGAAATCCGCAAAAGCAAAGGCCTTGCACCCAAAGGCGGAAAGTCCGCTGAGATTTACGATCCCCGGGACGCCCAAGCCACCACCGCCACCAATAGCCCTAACCAACCATGAACATCATTCAACTTCTGCGCGACAACGCCAGCCGCACCAAGCAACCCTGCAACCTGGTGCGCAACAGCGCCACCGAGGCCACCATCTACCTCTACGACATCATCGATCCGTACTGGGGAATCAGCGCCAAGGCAGTCATTCAGGCCCTGGCCGACGTTGCCGATGTGCCAATCGTGCATCTGCGCATCAATTCGCCCGGCGGTGACGTGTTTGAAGGCCGCGCCATTGTCGAAGCCATCAAACGCTTCCCCGGCAACACCATCGCCCACGTCGACAGCCTGGCCGCCAGCGCCGCCAGCAGCATTGCCATTGCAGCCAACGAAGTCGAAATTGCGCAAGGCGCTTTTTTCATGATTCACAATGCCAGCGCCATGGTCTGGGGCGACAAAGCCGATATGCGCAAAACCGCAGACCTGTTGCAAAAAGTCGAAGACACCATCATCCAAGACTACGTCACCAAAACCAACAAAGACGCCGCAACACTGGCTGCCCTCATGGAGGCCGAAACCTGGTTCACCGGTGACGAAGCCCTCGCCAACGGCTTTGCCGACCGATTGGCCCCCACCGCCAGCACTGCAAAGCAAAACGCCTGGAACCTGGCTGCCTACGGCAAAGTGCCGCAGCAACTTGCTGCGCTCAGTGCGCCATCTGACCCGCCTAAAAAACCCGAACCCATAGGCACCGCGCAAACCAACCGCAACGCGCTGCGCCTGGTAACCCTTGTGTAGCGCTTCTCGCGCAACCCAAACCGCGCCAGGCCGGACGCCTCGCATCCCTTGGGGGCCTTTGGGCCCTTTTTTATTTTTTGAAAGACTGTCATGAAAAACATCCAATCCCTGCGCGAGAAAATTGCCAACCTCGCAAAACAAGCCAACCACCTCATCGCTGAAAAAGGCGATCAAACCTGGACTGCGGAAGAGCAAACCCAGTTTGACAACTTGGCCGACGAAATCGCCCGCGCCAAAAACCAAATTGCCGCTATCGAGCGCCTGCGCAACCTGGAGGCCGACGCCTTCTTCAAAGACCCCACCGGGGGCGCTGGCGACGGCAAAAAGCAAGAAGACGGCAGCATTAGCGTGCGCGACGCCGTTGCGCTTTACCTGCGCCTGGGCAATGACGTCAACGCCGAGCAGGCCATTGCCATCCGCAATGCCATGTCTACCACCACCTCCACAGAAGGCGGCTACACCGTGCCGGCCGAGATCGCCAGCATGGTCATCGACAAGCTCAAAGCCTACGGCGGTATGCGCGATGTGGCCACCATTTTGCCCACCAGCACTGGCGTCAATATGAACTGGCCCACCAGCGACGGTACGGCGGACGTGGGCGCCATCGTCGGTCAAAACACGGCCGTCAACAGCGCAGACGTCACCTTTGGTACTGTTGGTCTCAACCCGTTCTACTACACATCCAACAAAATCGCATTGCCTTTGGAACTGATCCAGGACAGTGCCATTGACGTCATCAGCTACGTCATTGACCGCCTAGCCACCCGCATCGCCCGCATTCAAAACACCCACTTCACCGTGGGCGCGGGCACTACGCTGCCAGACGGCATCGTGCCACGTTCCAGCGTGGGCAAAGCAGGTGCTACCGGCCAGACCCTCACCGTCACCTATGACGACCTGATCGACCTCAAGCACAGTGTCAACCGCGCCTACCGTGCCCGCGCTGCGTACATGATGAACGATCTGTCCGTGGCCATTGTCAGCAAACTCAAAGACACCACCGGCCGCCCCATCTGGACGCCTGGCGATGCAGAGAGCATTGTCAACGGCAAGCCCGACACCCTGTGCGGCTACCCCGTCGTCATCAATGACGACATGGCCACCATGGCAGCCAACGCCAAGTCGATTCTGTTTGGCGACTTCAGCAAGTACACCATCCGCGACGTGGCCAACACCACCGTCATCCGCCGCTTTGACGATAGCGCATTTGCTTTGAACAACCAGGTCGGCTTCTGCGGCTGGCAGCGTAGCGGCGGTAACCTGCTGGACACGGCAGCGGTGCGCTACTACCAAAACAGCGCGACCTAAATTCCCTGGCCGCATAGGTCACCTGCACCACCTGGCGCGCTCCGGCGCGCCAGGCTATTGCTCAACTTTCTGAAAGTCTCACCATGAAAATTCTTGTTGCCCTCACCGCAATAGCGGCCTTCACCATTGCCCCAGACTCCCCTGAAATTGCTGCAGGCGCCACCTTTGAAGCCGGTGACGATCTGGCTGAAACCTTGATTGCCCAAGGCCTGGCCAAACCTGCCGAAGACGCCCCGGCACCATCCGCTGCCGGTAAAGACAAGCAAGTCAAAGCCCGCGTGCTCGTCGCCTGTGAGCACGGCAAGCCCGACGACGTAGTCACCTTGAGCGCCGCTGCAGCCCGCGCCGCTGAAAAAGCCGGCCAGGTTGACACCGACAAAGCCGCCGTCGCCTACGCCCTGAGCCTGCAAGCCTAAGCCCCACCAGCCTGATGCGTGAACAACCCTCGCCGCGCGCGAGGGTTTTTTGCAGATCACGTTGACTCATACACCCACTCATCCAGACTGACCAAAACGCATGGCAACGATTGACGTCAGCACCAGCCGCGCCGTGAGTTCGCTCACCTACGCCGCTCGCGACACGCTCAATGTGTTGGACGGCGTGCTGCTGTCCGCTGATGAAATGTGGACCGTCAAGCCGGCGCTGATTCAGTTGCTGGGCACTGGCCGGTTTCAAGCGATCAACAACAGTACGACGCAGATGTGGTCGCTGGAATTTGACATGGGTGCGGGTGGTAACAGCGGCGGATTTACTTTCACCCAAAACGCCCGCGTCAAAGCTTTGGGCAATTGGATTGTTGTCGGCACCAGCACGGGCGCAAACAACCAGGTACTTTTCAATTGCAACAGTGTCGGCGGGCAGGCCATTGACTACCCAACCTACATCGAGGTCGAGACTGGCGACGGCACCGACGTGTGGGAGATTTGGCAGGCAATACCCGAAGACGTTCCGGGTGGCACCGCCAATACTTTAGGCTTTAACGCACCTAACACCACAGCCGGAACGGTGGCCGTGGCTGCCAATGGCACAGTCGCCGGCACCGGCACGGCCTTCACCAGCTCGCATCCGGGCATGCCGTTTAAGCTGCCCGGCATTGCGCGGGACTTTGTGGTGGGCACGTTCAGCACGGCGACATCCATCGTCATTCAAGAGCTGGACGGCAGCACCTACACCGGCGGCGTGGTGGCGGCAGGCAGCAGCTACATTTTGCGCACCGGCTCGCTGATCAGCCCGAGCCAAGTAGGCAGCGGGGACCTGGGTAAGTGGTTGTTTTTTAACCCATTGACCAAAGCCGTCAGAATGGGCGATGGCGTTAATGGCACCAAGATCCCGACCGGCGCTCGGGTGCGGATGTGGAATATCCACTGGAATTCAGCCCTGCAACAAACCACGCTGGCCGTGGCCATCAGCGGCACCGGCGCGCAGACCATCACGCTGGCAGCAGGCATCGGGGCGCTTTCAGTCGGCACTTACAACGCCACTACCGCTCAAGGCACCCTGCTTTTAATTGACAACTCAGTGTCGCCTGCACGGGTAGAGCGGATTTTTTACTCGACGCGATCGGGCGCAGTCTACAGCGCGACTGGCATGGCCAGGGGCGCAGCGGGCACGGTGGCGCAGACAAGTTTTCCGGTTGGCACGGCCGTGTATTGGATTCCAACCAACCTTAACGCCACCAACAACGCGAGCTTTAACCCATCGCCAAGCGGCTCACCTGACCTACAAAGGTGTTCTGTGGGTCTGCGCATGAACACTGGTTTTAGCAATTTCGGAAACCTCGTCGTCAAAAATTTTGGCTATTCAGGCCTGTTCAATGCGGGTAACTGCTCTGGCTCATACGAAATAGATTCGCTGAGTTGCCTCGGCGCGGGTTACCAAAACCCACTCATCAACGGCGGTATTGCGGCGCAGTTTTCCGCGCTGCTTGGCACTGGCAGCGTGAACAATATTCACGCCAGCAACAATCTGCCGGGGGCGCAGTCCTACACAGGTATTGCCTTTGGAAACATGCAAGGACTGCAGACATGCAGCAACCTGCGCTCACGGCATTTTGGGCGCAGTGCAAACGCAATTGGTACCAACCTCATAGGCGTTTCGTTCCAAACAGTCAAATGCGCCACGCCGATCACGGGCGTTTACGCGGCAGGGAGTTCGGTGCGCTGGAGCGCACTAACGGACGTTGACACAGCAAACATACACATCAGCGCATTGCCCAGCGGCAATACCCTTGGCAGTAGCGACACCTATGTACCGATCAATGGTGTCGGCATAACCGACAGCACAATCCGAGGCTATCAAGTTTGGGATGGCGGCCTTGCCACCAGGTCAAGCCTTATTTCAATTGACATCACCAGCTCTAAAGTTGTTTGTCATAACAAAGGCTCCCCGGTATTTAACGGCGGCGGGCAGCTTAGCTCAATCATTTCAGACATCGGGTTTGATACAACCACAGCGCATACTTCTGTCTCTAACCCTCGCGTCACGACAAATGCAGGTGTTTTGTCGGGCAATATTGCGTTCAATCGAGGCGGCCGGCAGGTGATGAACCTGATCGACTCAATTGTATCAACCGGACTGGCAGGCTCGGGGCAGCAAAGCAAAGGCGGCTTGGAGATTGACGTGATGGCTGGGCCATACCGCACTATCCAAACCAACCCAGCCAACGCCATCATTGCCAACCTGACGGACGTGCTGCCGATTGTGGTGATGAGCAACTTGGCCAAGACTGTTGCCTCGGTTTACGTGGGCGCACTCACGGCAGAGGGATCGTTCGACATGTACGACGTGCTTGGCAATGCGTACTTCGACAATCTCGGGCGAATCTACTACCCCTCAATTGGTGATGGCGTAGTCATCAAGTCGGTGTATGCAGTTAAAGGAATATCGAACTTCACCGGCAGCGCGTTTGACTTTAACTTTAACCTGGGCGCGGGCAGCAACCCCGTTCCCACGGGCACCACGCTTGAATTTAGGCTGACAAATTGGGGCACGCCCAACACCGGCGCATGGCTGCCATTTGTTGACAACGCCAGCCTGGAAACCGCACGCGCCGCGCTTAGTGGCTTTAGCTCCGAAATCGGCCTGGACTTGCAGTTGCGCATCACTGGCACCACGGCGCAAGCTGGCCGGTATGTGATGAGCCTTCGGTTTCCTGCGACCTTAGACAGCAGCTATGACCCGCCGGTTGGCTATACGCAGGTAGGCGTGAGCGGTGCGCAGCCGGGCACGCTGATTGCTGGCTACCTCAACGCCACGCCATCGGCCCCAGATCTGGAGGCCAGCTTGGTGCTGACGGGCAGCGAGGGCAGCGTGCCCATGCCCTACGATTACGACAACGTGGCCGTGCCTTACCGCCTGGTGGCACGCAAAGCCGGGTGGACGTTCAGCAGCCTGACCGGCACTTACAAAAAAACGGCCATCACCATCCCCATCACGCAGACGCAAGTGCTTGACATCAATGGCAGCCCGATCTATGTGCCTGGCGTAACAGGCGTGGCGGTTAACCACGAGGCGCAAAGCATCACAGTCAGCGCAAGCCGCTCAGCAGCGCAGATCTGGAGCGCGGTGCAGGGCAACATGGCCTTGCTTGACAACGCCACCAAAGCCGACCCCTTTGTCACATCAAACGGCGCAGGGTTTTTTAGCAGCTACACTTGGCAGTGACCGGCG